ACCAAGTCAGCTAAGGAGACAAAAGATGAAGCAGCCGTGCCAGAGGTGCGAGAAGGCGAGACAGAAACTACGGGAACTGAAGCAAAGAGTACTCCCAAGCCTGCCGCCAAGCCGAAGAAAACCGCCGCCGAAGAACCCGTAGCTGGTTACGGTAAGGGCAACAAAGTATTCACGGAAGATCGGGCGAATAAAGCCCGTGAAATGCTGCTTAAAAAGCGGGGTACCCTACGTACCGGGGTTGACCCGGAAATGATGCAGGCGGGTATAGACCTCGCGGGGTTCCATATCGAAGCGGGAGCGCGTCAGTTTGGTGCTTTCACCAAAGCTATGGTAGATGACGTTGGTGACTGGATTAGGCCATACCTGCGTGGGTGGTATGAAGCTATTAGGTACAGCCCAGAAATATCCCCAGATGTGGCAGCGGAATTGACACCCACTGCGGAGATAGATTCAGGCGAGAAAGCCCGCGCCGAAGCTGAAGCTGTAGCGGAGGAACCTGTACGTACTTTTGCCAGTGAACCTGCGCGACAGGCGGCGGAGGATAATGATGTTACCCTTGAGGAGTTAACTGAACGTGGTTGGGAAGGCACTGGTAGAAATACTAACTGGACCAAACGTGATATAGAAGATTATGTAGCCGTGCGGTACCGGGATAACGTGACCCGCCCTGCTTCTGGAAAAGGTAAATCTTTAACTGCTGAACAACTTAAGGCAGAAAAGGTCCGTAAAGAGACGGCACCCCCAAAGGAAGATGCCGCAGCCCGTAGAGCCAAACAGAAGGAACAAGACAAGGCAGATCAAGCGGCGGCTGATAAGGCACCCAAAGGCAAAAGCACTACGTTCTCTAAGAGTTTAGGTAAGCGACCTTTCGGGTTCCTGAGAACCAAGAAGTACTTCACCGATGCAGACCTACGCAAAATTAAAACCCTGCGGGATGCTGTTTTCCCCCTCAAGCTCCCACTGGACGCTACTGATGCACGGAAACACGCGCACAAGATCGCGCTCGCTGCCCAAAAGTACCTCTATGACTATAGGGTAGCCGGGCCTGCTGATGCGTTTGCGGCAGCGGCACATGAAGTTGTGTTTGAGGCACCACAGTATCGTCGCGGTATAGGGTCGTCAGAACAGGAGATAAAGTTCTACAGAGGTACGGGTAAAACCCCTGCTAGCATGGTGCTGGAGTGGGCGGAGAACAACCTGAGTGAGGGTGCTGGGAAGTTCATAGAAGAACAGATAGCCCTTAATGCCAAAGGTAACGTAGGTATTAAGAACATAACGCGGGGCGACCGGATAGCTGCCCGGATAAAGCGGGAGGAAATACAGGCGGAAGCCATTCTATCTGCTCTGGATATGATTGGTAAGCTACAGGGCAAACCCAGTAGCAAGACCGAGGATGCCGCGCTTGATGCCGCCCTAGAGAAGTTGGAAGCCGCCAAAACCCGTGGCGACTCCGATGCTGTTAAGGTACTAAAAACCCAGATCGAACGTATTGAGACTGCGATGTGGCAGAATGCGAGCGGGAGTTCTAAGGACGGGAACAAGATACTCAAGTCAGTCCTTAAGAAGTTAGGTGAACTCAACCTAGTTACCGATGCTATCTCGGCGCTGGACGTGCCCCTGCACCCAAGCGTTACCCAGCATCTGCTTCAGGGCAACCTGAAAGACGCGCTCAATGCGATGTCCCTTATCGGCCCCCATACCGAGGTGCGTAAGTTAGCCCGCAAGCTAACCGACAACATTGGGGAAACCAAGGTCGAGCTGGTAGACAACCTGAAGAACGCCGCTGGTAAGCCTGTAGCTGGCCTGTTCGACCCCAAGACCAACACGATCAAGCTGGACAAGGGTGCCGCTAACTCTACGCACGTTCTCCTGCACGAGTCTATGCACGCTGTAACGTCTCATACGCTGGCTAACAAGGGGCACCCCTTAACTATAAAGCTGAACCGCCTGTATGAAGAAATAAAAGACGAGCTGGACAGCTATTATGGTGCCGAGTCCCTTGATGAGTTTGTGGCGGAGGCGTTCAGTAATCCGGAATTTCAAGAAAAACTGGCATCTATCTTCGGGCGTACCAAAGAGAACCAGACTGCCCTACGCCGACTTTGGGATACCATCAAGCACTTCGTCCAGAACCTCGTCGGTTACAAGACCGTGGACAACACCAGCTATTCTGAGTTCGGTGACATGATTGAGGGGCTGATGGGTACCGCCCCGGAGACCCGGTTTGCTGGGGAACTTGCCCTGACTATAGCCGAAGGCAATGCCGAGGAGATTTTCAAAAAGGCGGGTAAGGCATACCGGCAGGGTGTGACCAAGTTGACTCGGGGTAGCCCTGAGTGGACCCGCGTTATTGACAAGGTAGCAGCGTTCTTTACGCGGGGTTTGCCGGATAACCTAACCCGTGCATTCTGGGGGTTCATGCCGTCACAGGCTATGGCCGATACCATGATAGCTATGGGGTTCCCCGAGGAGATTTTTGATCTCCATAAGTTGCTTGAGAAACAGCACGCGGATATGCAAGCGGTTGATAACGGGCTGGACGCAGTAAAAGCTGGGCTTAGTAAGTGGCTTAAAGATAACCCAGAGAAGAAGGAACTATTCGACAAGCTCACAACCGACAGTAGTATTAAGCAGGTAGACCCGTCGCGTGGTGAGAAGTATTACAAAGACAGGGCAACATCCAACAACGCTACCGAGTGGGACCAGAAACGGTACGAGGACTTCAAAGAACTGAAGCCCCGCTGGGATGCCTTAAGAGAAGACGGGCAGAAGCAGTATAAGCTGTTACGCGACTCCTATAAGCGGCTTTACGAAGAACTGCGGGAAGCGGTGTTGTCTAAAGTTAAATCCGTGACTGACGATGAAGTTACTATTACTAAGTTACGGACTGAAATATTCGAGAAGATATTCAACGAGAACCTGATCGAACCCTACTTCCCGCTGACTAGGGAAGGTGAATACTGGATAGCGTTTAACGCCTACCCACCCGGCAAACCTGCGGAGCGGGTTAAGATGGCGTTTGAGAACACCTACGCCCGTGACCGGTTTGTAGACGAAGTGCTTAAAACTGAGCCTAACATCGAACGTAAAGATGGTAGTGCCGTTATAGAGTACGAGTCCAGACCACAGAACTTCAAACTGGATAAGGCACCACCTACATCGTTCGTAAACGACGCGATTAAGCTGATTACTACCAACGCTAAGAAGAACGACGATGGTTCTATGAGCGATGAGACTAAAACTACTTTGGAGCAGTTAACCCGGTTGTTCGTTGAGTCCCTGCCAGAGTCCTCTTACTCACGGTCTCTGCAACGCCGTAAAGATTACGGGGGTTACACAGAGGATGCGATAATAGGTTTTGAGCGCCGTGCGTATGACTTGGGTCGCCAAGGGGTGCAGACGCGCTTTGGGCAGACGCTCCGTAAGCAGTATGAGCAGATACTGGAGAAAATAGAGGCAGACCCGAAACTCAATAAACACCCCCGTAAGGATGCTGTTAAAGATGAGTTAGGTAAACGCGTGCAGTTTGCCGTCGGTGACAACAACAGTGGGTTCGACCGGTGGGGACGTAGGCTTAACCGTATAGCGTTTACAGGTACTATTGGTTTTAACCCGTCGTCGGCTATTGTTAACCTGACGCAAATACCGATGGTGGTCATGCCGTTCTTGGCGGGCAAAACAGACTACGCTACGGCCTATGCAGCATTACGTACAGCGGGTAAGTTGTTTACCGGTGCTGGGAACGAGCATAAGATACCCGTATACGGTACCGAGGAGGAGTCGTACCTCGTAGAGGCTAATCGGTTTGTCCCGTCTATAGACAACTACTACGAAACGGAGTTTGGTAAGAAAGAAGTACTTAGCGGGAAAGATAAGGGGAAAATGGTCATTGACCGGGGTAATAGCAAGCTGAAGCTCCGTACTGATATGGACTTTGACCCCGATGAGATTGTATGGCGCGGCTGGAAAGAAAACGGTGTACGTAAAGAGTTCACTAAAGCAGAGTTACTAGAAGAACTTACACCCTTCGTCGAGGCAATACTGAGTAGGGGACTGCTAAGCCGGTCGTTCTTCTACGATTCTCTGGGTGCCGAAACCTCGGGTAAGAGTAAAGACTTCGGGGACAAAATGAGCGCGTGGGGCGGGTTTATGTTCCACGCCGCCGAGCGTATGAACCGCCAAACGGCCCTCACTGCTTCTTATCTTAACGAGATGGTGCGCCTGAAAACAAACCCCATAGCTTCCAAAGGAGAAGTCGGGCTTACCCACGCGGAGCAGCAGAAGTTGGCGGCAGAGAACGCCATGTACGACACCCAGCAGACCAACGGTGGTGCGGTATTGGATACCACAGCACGTTACGCACAGAACGGGCTTGGTCGCGTAGCTATGATGTACAAGATATTTGGCCTCCAGATGTACTACACCCAAGGCAAGTTACTCGTGCAGGCGCTTGGTGCTGAAAAAGACCCTGTGTTAAGGAGTCAGGCTAGGGCGCAGCTAGCGCTCATACAGGCGCATGTAGTGGCTATCGCCGGGGTAAGTGGCCTAACAGCTTACGGTATGCTCTCCAGTTTGTTTGGTATGTTCGATGACGATGATGAACTGGATACCGATAGCCGTTGGCGTACAGCTATGGGGGAGACTGCATACAAAGGCGGTATTAACGCCCTGACGCAGTTGTTAGGTGGTGAGGGCGTTGACGTATCCAGCAGGGTGGGCCTGTCGCACTTGTTAATTGGCAGTAACCGGTACGACTTTGACCCGTCTGCGGAAAAGACCATCGTCAAGACGTTGGGTGGCCCTGCATACGGCTACTTATCCCAAGCACTGTTCCGTGGCGTGCCCGACATATGGGAGGGGGAGTACCAGCGTGGTATTGAGAACGTCCTACCTGCTGCCTTCCGTAATGCTGCAAAGGCTACGTTCCGCTACGGTCCAGAGGGTGCCAATACCCGCCGGGGAGACCCCATTATGGGGGAAATGGGCGTAGGTTTGCTTGCTGCCCAGTTCCTAGGCTTCGCACCCGCAGAATACACCCGGAATCAGGAGCGCAACCAAGTTCTGAAGGGTATCGACCGTGCGGTTAACGAGGACCGCTCCATGCTTACCCGTAAGCTGTACATCGCTATGCGTATGGGGGATACGATGGGGGTGCAGGAACAGTATAAGAAGATATCGGACTTTAACAAGAAACACCCGAACTTCAGGCTGGACCCGAAATCTATCAAAGCCTCACTGAAGCAGCATATGAAAACGTCGCAGAACATGCACAACGGGGTGCTGTTCTCGCCCAAGATGCGGGCAACGCTTGAGCAGTTAGGTACAGGTTGGGATAATTAAAAAACCCCCACCGGAGTGGGGGAAGACCATTCTACCGCGCTAAAGGAGGCATAACGCAGCAAACCCAGTCTATCACGCTATTCGCCATGCGCGAATACCATATTTACCCCCCTCTATACGTACGGCGTGTTGGAATTTCATGCCCATACGCACACCCTGATTTTTCATCTGTTTTCTAGCCTCTTGAGTGTTTATACAAGGGATGAATATAGATGCACCCACCGCGAACCGTGCCCAATCCACATGAACCGGGACACCATCCGGAGTAAGGTATAGCGGATTTCTACGCCTTTTCTGGGACGATGGCATGGGTTGGTAAGTTTGGTATGTTGGTATTAGGTGGTAAGTCTATCTGTAATACACTAGTGGCTGGTGTACCTGCTAAGGGGGTGCCACGGAGTAGCCTTACCTTAACGTCTTTTGCTTTAAAATCCTCTGTAAGCCCCTCCACAAACGCGCCGTAGTCGGTCTGGCGACCAACACACCACTCTCTTAGGGGTTTTTTCCTGAGATATACTGTAGACGCGCCATCAGGTAGGGGGTCCACGCGGGCAAATAGCTTCTGGTATGGGTCACGTAACGGAACCGAGAGTGTATCCAGCCCGTTACCATGCACGGAGCTATCCATCACCAACGTATTCCCCCGTATATCGGCTAAGTATGCGTTAAACGTGTCCTCTGTGGACTCCCGCATTTCCCGCCCACGCTGTTTGGCTTGCTTGGTAACCCCGTTCATATGGTCAAGCACTCGACCGCTATTAAATGGCAGCAACTCACATAGGTTGGCAATACGTATACCTGCTATTACACACCCAATCTGCGCTATCCAGAACCTGTTCTGCTCTGTTAACTTACATACAGCAATAACCTCGTCGATAGTGTCAAAAAGTATCTTCTGGCACTTCTCGGGGTTCTGCATAAGGTACTGTACGTACACTGGCCCCGCGTGTCCGTAGTTCTCAGACAGCGCGTTATTAAACTCCCACGTAGTTGTTTCGATACCCTCGAAGTCAAATTTGGTTACTCGCGCTTCTAGTACCCGCTGTAACTCAGCAAGTGGACCTTCTTTGTAGTTAGATACCCGGTCTATAACACTCGTGTTGCCCGTGCTGACGGCTATAAAACTCCAAGGGTTACCCCTAGCGCGTTCGACGTTGGTTCCATTACCCATACGCCCTTTCTGCTGCCCTTCGGGTATTTGGTATGCCAGCGAACTTAGGCTTTCAGGGTCGTTATTAGTTACCTCGTCTATGCACAGTGTAATGTTCTTATATACATCAGCCCGGTTAAATAGAAAGTTAACTGTGTCGTTTGCAGATACGGTAAGTAGTTTATAGTTCCCCCATACAGAGTTAGCTGCCCACATAGCAGTAGTCTTACCTAACCCGGTATCCTTACTGTGGATATGTAGCATAGCTGCGGGGACGTTTGTGACGAAATCCATCAGTGGGGAGCCAAACGCACACCCTATGACGTATTGGTATAACTCCATACCGGGGCGGTCGTAGAACTTTATCATATCTTTCCACCCCTCTAACGTGCCGCGCTGTTGGAATGCAGGAGTATATTGGGCGGTAGCCGCTGAAGGGGGGTTATCCAGTATCTTATCTGCGGTGTACTCTTTATTACCTATCAAGAACGACTTGTGGTCCTCCGTCCAGCCAAATTGGTTATGGGCGTTACTAGCGGGGAGTCGTGCTTGTAATTCTGCTATCCAGTCTGTTACATAGGGCATAATCAGCTTCCATGATGTTGGTACAATACCCTGCCTAGACAAGGAGTCCCTTAACTTATCAGGAGATGTTACCGCTGTGAGTGGGATTGTAAACTCTCGCATACCATCTTGGGGCAGGTGTACACGCATAACGACACACTCTCCATCATGCACCGGGTCATAGATACGTTTGGTGGCATATAGGTTGTGCATATACACCTCCATGTTTATCTCCGATGTTTCGCCTGTACTGTCGTCGGTAACCAAACAGCGCTTGAATATGCCCCCGCCTTGACCCCGGCGGTAACCCTTCGGCAGCGCCGATATTTCGGTAATCTGCTCATCAAGTACCTTTAACTTCCTATCGGGTAGAAACTCACCTTCCAGAACCTCAGCGAACTCTTTGCCGAGCACAATAGGCGACTTTATCCTCCCATAGTTTGGGCACTTCTCGCATACGCCGGGGTTAAATTCGTTAAACCGTTCGCACAAGTATGGCCCCTGTATGCGGCGCATCTTAGCTAAAGTCTCGTCCTCGTCGTACTGGGGATGCTTACTGGATATAAGTCGGGCAGCGTCCTCCCCATCAACACAGGCATTAGCGATAGATAGTCCAGCACGCCACATAGGTTCGTCTATGGTGGCCTGCTTCTTGTAAATAACCTTGATCTGTTCGCAGCCCTTACCAGCCTTAGTTTTTTGCAAAATATTCTTAAACACACCACGAGTGTTACCTGACAGTATGTCCATGACCGCACTGCTTCCTGCTAAGGTAGAAAAAGATTGGCCCGCTAAGTGTGGAACTGGTGTCGCGCCCTCCCCCAGCAGCGCATAAAACCCGTCTAGGTTTACCGGGGGTTTCGGGGTGCCTACTATAAACACCTTATTCGGTGGGTTGTCTTTATAGTTGTGGGTGCCCGGTACCCGCAATACTCTAGCCGCGTCTGCTGTAACCGCAGGGTCAACGTTAAATCCTAACTCAGTACACTTACGCTTAAGCTGCTCTGCTACAGGTAGCCACTCTGTTAGGCTTACGGGGTGAGAGAGTACCCAATAGGCATGAATGCCACGCCCTGAATCAACTAAATTGGGTGAGGGTAGGGTTAGTTTATTGCAGAACTGTTGCAGTGCTTTAATACCCGACTCTTTATCGGGGTAGTCCTTACTAGGTCCGCAGTCTATATCTAGAAACAGGGACTTTGTTTGTTTTACGTTGTCTACCTTACGTGACCCACGTTCATTGAACGTGCTCAATGCGAAATAGGTATCAAACCCCTTGGCATCAAATGCTTTAGCATCCTCGTAGAGTTCTCCCGCAGTGTCGTAGAATGTCTGTATTATCTTTTTTGGCTTGGTTTGGGCAGCGAACAAACAGTAAATACCGCCGTCGCTTAAGACCGACTCCAAGAATCGTAATGCGTCCATACATGCCCCCGTTATGATGTGCAGCGGGGGTTATCCCCGCTGCGGTGTAGCGTCCTACGCGTCCTCGTCGTTGTCATCCCATTCGTCTACGAGGCTACTAAGGTCACTATCATCATCTACGGGTGCGGGGGTAGATTTCTTGACTACCTTGGTGGGTTCTTCAACCACCTCGGTTTCTTCTTTGGCGGGTTTAGCTTTAGCAGGTTTCTTAGCCGCTGGCTTAGGTGCCTCCTCTAACACCTTAATGGCCTGCACTCCGTCTGTTTGAGATACGGTAAAAGTAATTGCGTGCTTGGTATCCTCGTGATCGCGCAGAGCAACTGCTTCGTCTAACTCCACCTCGTTGAGGGGGCGTATTGGGCGAAAAAACAACTTTGGTACTTCAGCATCATCGTCAAACCGCATCTCGGTAACAACCGCAATAGCTGGCGTATTGTGTGCCTTAAGAAACCGGGCGTAGCCCTGCATAGGCATAGCACCTTCTTTAGAGTCGCCAAATATGCTGGTTGCTGCAATCTGGAGTTGGTATACCTTCTCCATGTCACCTTCGATAACAACCGCAAGGCGTTGAGAGTACCGGCAGGCACGACTGTTACCTTGCCCAGACCCTTTTACATTCTGGGGACAGTCCCCGCAGTGGGGCGCTTGCGGTTCGGCTACATCGCTGGAAGGTCTTTGTGTGTCAGCAGACCAGCAGGTAGGGGGCGCGGCCACATCCGGGTCGTAGGCACCAGCGTAATAAGTCCGGGCAACCGGTGCAGCACCAATAATGATGATGTTCATGGTGTCTGACTTACTTACGCTAACCTGCTCCCCATTAACTATTTCACGGAACTTCATACCCTTAAGACTTATGCGCCTAGTGGTGCCGAAGCTACCACCAATAAGGGTGTCGTTTACGTCCTGTAATGCTTTAAACAAATCACTGTTGGCTAGGGGGTTACCGTCGCCGAATAAAGATACGCCATTTGTCATGTTATGTTCTCCTAAAGGTCATCGTCAGTTTCAAGTTCCAGCTCACCTTGTAGGGGTGCCGGTTCCGAGGGGTTAACAAGTGCTGCGGTTACTGCCGGGAGGTTAAACCGGTATGTATTCCCCAGCTTAATAAAAGTGTTGCGGGGTATCTTCCCCTGCTTTACCCACGCACGGCAGGTAGATATAGAGACAGCAAAGTGCCTCGCAACTTTATCAATCGGCACAAAATTATCATCTGCCATGTTCAGCTCCTAACGCTTCTTGGTTGGTTTACGGATGGATACAACGTACTCAGAATCAACATTCAACCCCGGAGGTAATTCCTCTGGGTGTTCTTCCAGATAAGCCTTTACGTTGGTTTGGTTCAAGCTCTTGGTGAAGAACTCAGGTACCTCGTTGTCGACCACGAACCGGTACATAGACTCCCAATCGCTCGTCCAGTACTTGGTCGTTATGCTACGTATAACAGTCCCTGCGGGGGTATTAATACTGTTAGCGTTTTCCACCTTACAGTAATCTAGCAGGGCGGCTTTAATCTTGTCTTGCTGGGCGACTAACACTGTGTCCTCGGCCTTGAACGCGGCAGATAGCTCTGCCCGTTTGTCCCTTATTTTGATATAGACCTTGGTTAACTTCTCAATAGGTATGCTGGATGCCATATGTATCTCCTTTTCGCACCGATTTAGTATCGGGGAACTCAATCTAGTACCATTTAGTATCTTAGTCAAGTATTTCTTTGTATAGGTCGATCATTTTTGTGTGAACATCTATTCTGTTATCAAGCAGCGTGTATATATACCTTTCTACAAACGAACCCGCGAGCTGCACGACCGTGCATTTATGCTTTTGGCCTGATCGGTGGATACGTGCGTTAGCTTGCAAGTAGGTCTCAAGCGATGATGTTGGCCCCCACCACACGACGGTATCCGCCGCAGTCAGGGTAACACCGTGCGCCGCCGCTTGGGGTTGGATAAGGAGCACCTTGGGGTCGTCCTGCTCTTGGAACCGTTTGAATATGTCTGTGCGCTTGCTCGCAGGTACATCCCCCCTAATAACTTCAGCGCTGATGCTATCTGCGCGTAATTTGTCACTTAGCATGTCGATAGTGTGTTTGAACGGTACAAACACTAGGGTCTTTTGGGTGGTCTCCTCCATGACCTCCCGCAGCACCTTGTACCGGTTCTTAATATCGAAGTGCAGTACCTCATGGTCGTCGGTGTATACCGCCCCACTGGATAGTTGGAGTAACTTGTTAAGGGATATAGCCGCGTTCGCCGCCGTGACAGTCTCACCAGCCGCTTCTACAATCATCTGGCTTTTAAGTATCTTGTAATACTTGTTCTGCTGGGCTGTAAGCTCAATATCCCGTTTGGTGTAGACCATTTCCGGCAGGTCTAGGCACTCATCCTTGGTGTACCGTATCGCGGGCTGGAGGACGTTATACACGGTCTCTGTGGCGGTCGGTTTCGGTGCCCACTTGAACTGCGTCACCCGGTACATAACCTGATCCCTGAAGGTGCCGAAGAACCGGGGTACTGTGTTGGGGTTCATCATCTTGGCAAGCCCGTAGGCATCTAGGGGGGTCTGGGCAGCGGGCGTACCCGTCATCATCCACAACCAAGTTTCGGGTTTTATGATGGAATTAAGCACCTTCCAGCGGTCGGTCTTAGGGTTCTTATAGTGGGTAGCCTCATCGACTATGACAAGATCGAAACCCCCCGCAGCCACTTCGTCTATAACAACCTGTAACCCATCATAGTTAATGATGACAAACTCCGACCCCTGCTCTATCAGTTTCTTCCGTTTGGGGGCCGCGCCGTGGGCCACATCTACTGTCCGGTGCATGGCAAAGGTGAACAGGTCGTTACGCCACGCGGAGTCCATAATAGACAGGGGGCATACCACGAGTACCCGTTTAATAATACCTTGCTTCATCAGGTAGTCAGCCGCCCAGATAGCACTGGCAGTCTTGCCCGTACCCATCTCAGAAAAGCAGAAGCTGCGGGGGTTAAGAGTCAGGAAGGCAGCGGTAGTTTTCTGGTGTTCAAACGGTGGGTGGCACCCGGTCCACTGATACCGCCCCAGAATGGGTGACGGTGCCTTGATGTTTAGGTTACGTAGGACACGGGATTCTTCGACACCCCACTTTACCAGTACTTTGTTATCGGGAAGCCCCTTACTCTTGGGGATTACCGTAGTGATCTGTGCCGGGTTCTTGACCCGTAGTAGTAGGGCTTTGTTGTCGATTATTTGCATGGGTTAGTGCTTAGGCTCTTTACTAGCGAGCAGAGTTTCTATTTCTTCCCATTTTTTCATGGTACTTCTCCTTTTTCAGCGGTGCCGAAACAGGCCCAACACTACGTGCTGGACTCTACCGGACAACCTTAGACGTTAGGGAACTCCCTAACTTGTTTTCTTCTTGCCTTTCTTCTTGTAGTTACGTGCGCGGTTCTTACTGGGGGACTCTAGCTTATACCCATCCTTGTTGGAACCACCTTTAGACAAAGCCTTGTTGTGGCTTACGTCCTTACCCTTACGTTTTGGGGACTTCTTTGTGACTGTCCCTGTGTCAGCTTTATCTACGGCCCTACGGGCACGTTGCCGCTCCATCCGGTCGGGGTGTTCACCCCGTTCTTTCTGCTTTGCGTACTCCTTTTTATAGGGTCGCGGCGACTTTGTATACGGCATGATGCCCTCCTGCTCAGTCCCTAGAATATACCCGGTATTTGTTTTTGTCTAGCGCCTCCCGTTATGGGGGCATTCAGTAACGGGGCAGTGCCTACGACATAGGCCGCTGGGGTGCTTGTTCCAGATATCATGCTCAAACGCGGCCTCCATTTTGGAGAACTTACTTAACCACTTAGTCCACAACTTCGGGATATCTTCGCGGGTGTAGCTTGCTTTTATAAACGCTTTGGCAACTACGAATAGTAACCCTGCCTTAACACGTTCCACGTCAGAGTACTTAGCAAATGTACCCAGCGCCATAAGCTCTAACTGCCCAGTGTCAGCGTACTTGGCATTGGCCCCTGTCTTATAGTCAATCACACGGGCATAAGTAGGCTCCATCACGTTCAGGTCAGAAATCCCCCGCCACCATACATCCTCATCGTCAAACTCGCACGCAGTCAGGTCGGCTTTTACACCCATCTTTATTTCGCATAACTTGTCACCGGGGAGCGCATTAAGTTTATCCAGCGCGTCCTTACTATATAAAAACGCTTTGGGGAGTGGCGTACTGTCACGGATATACTCCTCCGCTGCCTCGTGGAACCGGGTGCCGTATAGCATAGCCTCCGACTCCACTTGGGGGTAACGCTTAAGCACCTTCTCGTTGTAGAACTGGAAGGGGCACTGCTCAAACGCCTTGAGCTTACTAAACGACCACGGAAACGGATTCATATACTCAACAACCCCTATTAAACTTTTGTAGATAGTGTGCTATTTTATATTCGTGGCTGCTGTCACCACAAAAATACTATAGTAGGCAGCGCAACTAAAAGGAAGCAACTATGACTAAATTGCAAGAAGAAGCAGCGCGTAAAGAAGATGCAAGGCATGAGCGATTTATCCGCCGCGTAAGAAACATAACAATTGCTTTGTGCGTAGTAATTGTTGGCGGGTTCGCTACTATACTTACACCTGTCGCATCTGCTGGCCCAGTTTTATCGCCAGTGATCTCAACTGGTGAGCCTTGTAGCCAAGTGCACGTCAACTGCTCAAGGCGCGTAAAATCAACGAGGTGGTAGCCTCCTAATAACTCCGGCACGGATGCCGGAGTCGTTCTCATACCAACAACTCCTTACTATGTTCGTGGCAGTCGCCATACCGTACCGCTGTAAACGCCTCACAATCTACGGGCAGTCCTTCAGCCCACTTGGGTAGCCACCGCATTGCTTCTTCCATTGTTTTCTGTGCAACCTGTACCTCATCCAGTGGGGCAATAGCCGCTAATGAGTCATGCACAGTAAGCACGGGGCGATAGTGTTTGGCTACCCTCAGAGCTTGTTCCCCGATGATGCAGCGGGCTATACCTTGCGTCCAGTTTTCCACAGCTTTTCCACCGTATATGCGCGGGCGACCACGGCGAGTCTTGTAAGTGTACTCCCGCCCATCCTCTGTGGTTTCCAGCTTAAGGTCGTCATACCGCAGTATCAGCCCGGAGGGTAGCCGCACACCACATTCTTCTGGTACGACTTCAAGCACACCGGGCCTACCAACAGTCGTAAACTGCCCATGAGATAGTGCCTCAATAACTTTGCCCGCCTGCTTCCAAAGTGCAACGATCTTGGGGTTAGCTGCGCGATACACGGACACGATGCGACGGCACTCGTTAATGTCTACTTCTACACCGAAGGTCTTAAGCTGTTCTTGGAAGCGTACAGCCCCCATACCGTAGCCACACCCAAGTATAGTTGTCTTGCCGACAAACCGCTCCTCCTTGGTAACGTCATCCAGCTTCTTAGCATATATAGTCGCTGCCATTATGCTGTACACGTCCTCGCCCTTGGCGAACGCTTCTACCAAGTTAGTCTGCCCTGCTAACCATGCGAGTACCCGCGCCTCTATCTGCGAGGAATCGGCATCAACGATGGCATAACCCTCGGGGGCCATAATAGCTCGCTTAAGTGTCTTGGCATTGGGGCCACGGCTAGGCAGGTTCTGTAGGTTGATCTTATCGTCACCGCCCCAGCGTCCTGTGTGTGCCGCGTAGTATCGTATCGGAACTGGCATCGGGCCGCGTGAAGCAATGTCAATAAATCGCTGCGTGCGGGTTTCTTCCAGCGTTCCTTTGATACCAAGTCGCGCAGTAGCTAACACCTGTACCTTAACAAGGGGGTGTTCCAATAGCGCTTGTAACCCCTCATCAGTCTTGGCGAACGCGTAGGTTTCCTTACCTGTGGTCGGGCTTATTTTCATCGGTGGCTCTACCCCAAACTCCCGCAGCTTCGCGGCAAACTTCGGGTTACTCATTAGCTCTGCCTTGGACGCGTTAACCGTAGCGAGTAGGGCTACCTTCTCGTCGATTAGAGTATCCATATGATGTTGTAGTAGTCCCCCATCCAGCTCAAGTACTGGGTCGGTAAACATACGCAACGTCATGTCGATCAGCTTGAGTTCTTTCTTGGGGAACCCTTTTGACAGTATAGAAAACAACTTATGGGTAAGCTCAACATCATTTATGCAGTAGTCACCATATAACTCAAGTTGGGTTTCAGTGAAGTCGTCACGGCGTTTACCTAATGCGTTGACTACCTCGGTGCCCTTTTTCCCTATCTGGTAGCGTTCGGCTAGAGCTTTGAGGGAACCACCCACTTCTACACCGTGTAGGGCGCGGGCCATACAGAGTGTATCCAGAAACACTTTAGGGTGTACGTCGAATACCCAACTTAAAATAGCCCCATCAAACATCATGTTGTGAGCGAGGCACATAGAGTTAGCCCAGTCAAACGTCTGTAGATATACCTTAAGCTGTTCATGCGTACCACTCGCCCATTCCGTAGGCCCGTTGTCTACCTTCACCCCAACACCGATGACTTGAAACAACGGGCTTCTTATATACTCCTCCGTAGTTACCTTGCCTAGAGAAAAGTTCTTGTCGTAGTAGGTCTCGAAATCTACTGTGATAATGCTCATTTATTAACCTTCTCTTTATTAGACATTAAAATATTTTGTGCCTCCATTATTCCTAATAGTGATTTATACTTTGCACGCATTGCCGTGGTTTGCTCCTCTATTTCTGATAATGGTTGATTCGAGTGTTGTAGTGACCGAAGGTTTTGTATTTCCTGTGCCCAAGGGGTTGGTGTATTAAGTGACCGAGGGTTCTGTACCCCCTGTGCCAAAGGGTCAGGTGCCATAGGGTATGGTGTATTAAAAGGGCTTGGTCTATTAAATGTTTTCTGTGCTAGTCCCATCGTTGCTTCGGGTTGCTCTGGCGCATCCTTATCATCGACACCAACGATTAATTTGTTACATACAGTGTCTATAGCTTTCTCTCTGTCCTGAAGTATTGCGTGCTTGAAGGTTAGCCTAAAGAGCAAAGCAGTCCTACGTGATGGGTACAAGGTGTTATGCGGTTCGGTAATGTTCTCATATACACCGCGCTCTGATACCTCTACCCCGTGTAGGGTATAATCCCCGTAACGTTTTTGAGGAACGTGGCCTGTATCAAGCGTGGCGCGCAGGGTCTTATCCCACTGCGTATTAACCTTACCCCATAACCATAACTTAGGGGTGGTAATAACCCCGAGTAGTAGGCGCATTTCTCGCTTGTCCCACTTCATATCAGCTCTCCTTCTTGGTAGCGGAGTTCAAGTATCAACTCCAGTTCGTGTATTGCCTTGCGGATATCTTCAGCACCCTTCCCTGTGGGGTGTCCGTGGCGCGTGGCGCGTTTAATAACACATGCTTCCAAGAAAGGTAACTTGTTAGCCTCCGCATACTGCACGGGTTGTATGGGCCACTCCTTGTAGTGGTCACCACCGACCTGCCTATCAAGGGCAGAAGGTAAACGCCCTACCGGGGGTATTGTGGCCCACCTAGGTTCTTCCTCTACTTGCTTCATAACAGGGGTTTTTGTTAAGTCCTCAAGGGTAACGCTACCCCTCCCCGGTAGTTGGGGTTTAACACCTGCTGGGCCTACCTCTATGTTGGATATCAAGTATTTAAGTTCAGCGCGTACCCTACGGAACTCATCTATATGGTTAGGCGCACTAGCACCACGCGCCCAACTACTGAAGGTAACTGGGTTAACTGCTAATTGCCTAGCAAGGTCTACTTGCTTAACCCCATACACCGATATCACATTACCTATTAGCCGTGATATGCACGAGGCCCGCTTCTTGTATGTCTTAGACCAGCTATTGTTTCGGGAATCTACTTCTACCATGATGCTCTCCTTTGTTAGGGTAGTCCCTAACTGTTGTACTAAATTTATTTGTACCGCTTCTGCCACACCTCAAACGTCGGAACTATATGGCTTGTCCACTCGTGCATCCACTTGATGTACTGCTCCAACTCCGCTATTCGTTTATCTTTGACTACTATTAACCGCACGCTTCGCTCGCTCATCTCTCACCCCCTTTGAAAATCACTAGCTACTCCATCCATCAACAGTACCAATACGCCCAGCACAGATGCGTGGGGTATACCAGCACCACGGTACTTATCTATAACGTCCTCTAGATCGTTGTGTAACCTGCCCAGTTCTGGGTAACTACGTACAGGCATAGTGGTTATAACTTCATCTACCATAGACTTCTCCTTTGTTAGGTGGCTTGCAGAGCAGGCAGGGACACTCGTGAGAATGCCTAGGGGAGAATACACTGTTGCAAGCCGAAACTTTATATTTTCTGTTTTTTCTTACCTCGTACGTACAAAGGTAAGCGCGTCTGCTATATCCGTCAACTTTTTACCAACGGTTTCAATATTAGCTTCGTTTATTACCATAGTGTACCCCCCGGCTATATTGATTTGGTTTAATCGTTGTTCTTGTAGTTTTGTAGGCTTATTTGCTCCCGCCTTACATTCAATACCAATAAACACGCCCCGGTAGCAGGCTATTATATCAGGTATACCGGCTTTTCCAAAGCCCCCCGCTTGCGGGAAGAAATAAAACGCACCTACTTTCTTTAGCTGCGCCACGACCTTCGCCTTCACTTTACTTTCTGGTGTCGATGCCATTGTGTTAATACCTCGTGCTTGTGCAGATCATCCAGCCCCGGCTGTTATATTTACATTCAAAACTTTTGATGCGCTTGCCGTTAAAATACACCCGGCTTTTGCTGGCGCTGACCGCAGCCAGCGGTTGAATCTCAGGCTCGCCATATAGCCCGCCAATCGCACCCAAAAATGCGGTGGCAATTAAAGCTAGGATAATAGCCGCTACTTGTTCAGTTTTTATTTTCATCGTTGTTGTCCTCCAGTAGGTGATGTGCCATCTTTACTGTGATTTCACTATCGACAATGGGGTTCTGCGTAATGCTTTCTACAAATCGACGCAGCCGCTCTACCTCTGCCGTCAGCTCGGCTATGAGCTTCTTCATGCTTCTTTGTGTAGGGTGGACGATACAAGTCACCTCTCCGTCAACGGTGCAGGTGCAGTGGTTGCTCATCTCTTACCCTCCA